GAATACATTGAATTGGACGAAGCGCGTTCAATCAACAAGATTCAGAAAGACTACACAGAAGTTACTTCTAATATGCAAAGCGTCGTTGGCCAGTGGAAAGCCGCCGAAGGCGATAAAAAAGTAGAATTGCTTAATGCCCTAAAGGCTCTTACTTCTAGAAAGAAAGCACTAGAGAAAGAGATTGAAGAGTTTGTAATGGGCAAAGATAAAGACGCTGAATTGGCTGGAGCATTTGAATCTTTGAATGAAGGTTCAATGGGTGAGATTGACATCATGGCTAAAACTGCCAAAAACTTCAAAGCGTTTGTTAAAGAAGTGATGTCTGAATTCAAACTGGAAGACTCAAAAGAGTTACAAGCGTGGCTAGAAACCATATATAAACCTTATTCTAATTAAATGTCAGATACTTATAAAGATTATCCTGCAGCTGCCAAGGCAAACGCTAAAAAAGCAATTGCTTGGAAGGAAAAGCACGGTAGAGATGAGGTTAAAGGAGGAACTGAAGTTGGTTGGCAGAGAGCCCATCAACTAGCTAAAGGAGAAGCTCTTTCTAGGGATGTAGTTTCTAGAATGGCTCAGTTCAATCGTCATAGAAAAAACTCAACCATTGCACCTGAACATAAGGACGAACCGTGGAAAGACAATGGCTATATTGCCTGGTTAATTTGGGGTGGAGATGAAGGAGTTGATTGGGCTATGAAAAAGATGGACCAAATTAAAAAAGAAGAAGCAAATGAATCTATGAAATACATTGTGCTATTCGAACAATTTAATAAGATTAAACTTAGTCTAAAATAATCTGATATATAGATAATAACAAAATAAAACCATACACATCATGGCAAAACTTAAAACATTTGAAGAATACGTTGAATCTTTAGATCGCGCAGAAGAGATCGAAAAGGACACCGTAGCTATGGGTGAACCTGAAGAACAGGGTGAAGGTGAAGAAGTAGTTACTGCAGACCAACCTGAGGCCGATGTACCAGAAGGCGACGAAGATAACGGAGCTGGCGAGGAGGTAGAGGACATGGATGCCGATACTGAAGAGGTTTACTCAGAGGACGACAAAGAAACAGAAGAAGGCGATCAAGAAGCACCTGAAGACGAAGGTGAAGAAGGAGCTAAAGAGGTTACTGAGTCTGAAGAAGAAAACGAAGACGAGGTAGAAACTCAGATCGCTGATGACGAAGAAGAGCATGAAGCTGAAGAATCTCCTGAAGAGGAAGAGTCTGAAGAAGGCGAAGA